CCGGTGAAGTTCTCTACAAGTTAGGTAAGAATCCAGAAGAGCTTAAACGTATTGCAAAACTCCACCCTATAGATCAAGCAAGTGAGATGGTTAAACTGTCGCATGCCTTGATGGGTGGTGAATCTGAAAAGTCCTCATCGCCCCGACCCTTAGGTCAAATCAAAAACTCGCCAGTAGCCAATTCTCGCAATATTTCAGATAAGACGCCGATTTCCGAATTACGGCAACGGATGAAATCGAACTGGAAGTAAGGGATCAATGACTGATCTTTTCCAGTTGAATATTTACAGGGATGGAGAGATCAAATGGCTAATCAGTTTATTACTACACAGTTAGTGTCTAATACCGCACTCGCAATGTTTGCGAATAATTCACCTTTTGTAATGACCGGTTCTCGAATCTATCAAGATGATTTCCAGAATGCAGGTTATAAGATCGGTGATACTTTGCAAGTTCGTAGACAAAATAATTTCATTATCGGTGATGGTTCTACAGCAGTTCCTCAAGACATTATCGAAACAGTTGAAAATATTACGGTTGCTCATCAATACCATGCTTTGATTGCCTATACGGTTCAAGATCTTAGCTTGAGAATTGAAGATTTTACTCGAATGTTTATTCAACCTGCTATTCAAAATATCATTTCTCAGATGGAAGGTGATATAAATTCAGCTGCCGAAACTGCTTTAAACTTCTATACCGGAACTGCTGGTACGCCAATCAATAGTTTTTCTAGTGTTGACTTAGCTGGTGTAAAACTTTTAGAACAGGGTGTTAATATTAGTTCAGATGCTTATCTGGCTATGACTGTTCGAGATGGTTCTAGTTTAAAGAGTGCGTTGTTGAATCAATTTACTCCAGTATTTAATGAAGAAATTGTTCGTCAATCTGCAATTGGTCATTTGTCTTATTTTGATATGTTCCAATCACAAAATATTAGAAGACATATCGCAGGAGCTGGTCCAACTGATTTTGCTGGTGATACATTAACTGTTAATGGTGCAGTTGGTGCGGGCAATACGATTGTTCTTGCAGGCGCAACGGCAAGTATTGCGAATTATTTCCTTCCTGGAGATTTGATTCAGATTGCTGGCGTATCAAGCGTTAATCCTCTTTCTAGACAATCAACTGGTCAGGATATGCAATTTGTAATCCAATCAGCAGCTAGTTCAACTGCCGGTGGTGCGATAACTATTATAGTTAATCCAACCATTATCAGTTCAACTTCTAGCCCATTACAAAATGTAAGCAATCCAATTCCTAATGGTGCTGCTGTGACTGTAGTTCCAAGTTATAATTTGAATATTGCTTATCCTGCTAGAGCATTGGACATTGTCTGTCCTCCTCTCTATAAATTGCAAGTTCCTTATTCCAGTATCGCTGTTGATCCTGAAACAGGTCTATCTCTTGCAGTAACACAAACTGGCGATATTTTAGGTTATCAAAACTTAATGCGTATCGACATTCTGTGTGGTTTCCAATGGCATCCACAATACGCAATTAAATTATTGTCCTAGTAAGGAGAATTGAAATGAGAAATAGATACGATAATGCACCAGGCAAAGATGCGGCAATGGCGAATACTCGTCAAAGACGTCATGAATCTGAACATGCTGCCAAAAATCAATTTGTTAAAAAAGTTATGGCAGAACAAGCTAGACATGCTGGCAGAAATCCAGACCTCAAAGGTGAGGCTATGGAATTCAATGCTTACATGTGCAATAACGGCGAACATGCTGAAAAATTAGCAGAAAAAATTACTGCTGGTTTAGATAAAGTAGCATTTCCCGTTAAGTAGTTTGTAAAACTGGAGGGCAACGGAAATGCCCCAACAAGTCAGAACGGTTAATGATTTAATCGTTAATAGTTTATATCTGTCTGGAGAGCTTGGCGTCGGTGAAACACCTGACGGCTTTATGCTCTCCACAGGTTTAGATCTTATTAATGAATTATTGGATAAATTTTCCTCCGATAGTATCTATATTCCTTTTTTAACCACCATCAATTTTACTTTTACGGTTGGTAAAGATACTTATTCTATTTCAGACATGATGTCTGCTGATATTATAGCGGATCGAATAGTGGATCTTTCATTTGCTAATTATGTGGTTCCAACCTCAGGACCTACTCAATTAGTTTATCCACTTCGAATTATCAATAAAGCCACCTATTGGAATGTGGTTAGACAGACCAATTTACTGGCTAGACCTGGATTTATATTCTTAGATAAACAATCTTTAGAAAGTTTTATTACGGTTTATCCGATTCCTGATCAACCTTATCCATTTAGCATTCAAGTTAAATCCATGATTAATGAATTGGGAAATCAAGATACGCTTGGTGAATTACCACCCAATTATTACGGATTCTTGAAATATGCTCTTTGCAAGAAATTCAATGGATACTATCCATCTTCAAATTGGACTCCTCAAATGGAGCAGGAATTGGATGATTACTATGAATCATTTAAAGCAGCAAATGAAACTGATCTAACAATAAGACCTTCCGTGATATTGACTGCGCCGGAGCCGTTCTACTGGCCTAATATATTGAGTTACTAATGAATAACTCAGTGGATTTTGACATTGTTGGTAGTTTCAATAATCAGCGTGTTGCTGAAATAGATTCAGAACGATCGGTTAATTGTTTTGAATACATTGATCCTCTAGCCAAGAAAAAGAAATCCTTGGTTAATACATCTGGGATCACTGATACAGGCTTAGTTTTTCCAGGAGCAGCCAATGGTTTCAGAGCAGAATTTGTATTTGATAATATTCACTATCTTGTTATTGGTAATGCTGTTTATTCGGTAACCACCAGCAATGTAGTAGCATTTTTAGGGAATATCGGAACTATCACCGGATATGTTGGAGTGGATGCAAACACTTTCCAAGTCATATTCGTTGATGGTGAGCATGGTTATATATTTGATACAAATGCTCTGACTTTTACCCAAATTACTGACGATTCATTTCCAGTAAATCCATTGGATGTTTGTTATCTCGATGGATTTTTTGTTGTTACAGTTGGTGGGACGAATGGATTTGAATTATCTAGTTTTAACCAGGGCCTCGTCTGGGGACCTGCCGCAAATATGTTTACGACTAATTTTGCAGTTAATAACGAATTAACTATTGGAGCAAGTACCATTGGTGGATTGCCAGGAACTGATAATTATCAAACAGGTGTACCAGTAACTTTATCCACTACATCAGCTTTACCTTCTCCACTGGTTGCTGGAACGGTTTATTATTCAATATTTATTGATGCAACGCATATTGAATTAGCCACCACTTATAATAATGCAATTTTAGGAATTCCTATCGTTTTAACTTCTGATGGAGTTGGTGTTCAGACTATTACCTCAGAGGGACAATTACAGGAAGGATTTATGATATCCCATCCTGGCACGATTGTTGCATGTAGAACACTTCATCGAAGATTATTTCTATTTAGCCAATTCTTTACTGAAGTTTGGGAAAATGCCGGAATTGGAACTAATCTTCCATTCAGAAGAAATAATGCGCTGCTCATTGAATATGGTACGATAAATGCAAGTAATATCGCGGTTGGGTTTGATAAATTATTTTTCCTTTCTCAAGATCGAGACGGTCTTGGATCAGTAATGGAAGTAATAGGAACTCAAGCTATTCCGGTCAGTAATAGGGCTTTAGACTTTCAGTTAGCTCAATATGCTCAAAATCAACAGATAGCAGATTGTCGTGGATTTTTGATTAAAGAAAATGGTTTGATATTTTATAGAATGAATTTTACTTCTGCTAATCATACCTATGTCTATGATGTTACTTTTAGTAATCCTCTTAGTGAAGAAACAAAATATTGGCATGAAGAAGAAGTATTAAATGGTGATCGTCATCCTGCCCAGACGCATGCTTATTTCAATGGAAATAATTATGTAGGGGATTATTTATCTCCAACTCTCTATTTAATCGATAATGCTATTTACAACAATAATGGCGAATCAATTAGAAGAATGCGAGTTACTCGAGAATTTGTTCCGCCTGGATATCAAAGATTGCGTGTAGATAGATTACAAGTCGATTTACTTCAGGGTAACGTGAGTGATGATACTTTTACTGCACAACAATATATGTACATTTCTATTTCAAAGGATGGTGGACAAACATTTGGTAGCAGGATTAAAGCACCACTCGGCCATGTGGGCCAACGAAGTGCTAGAACTGTATGGAGAAAATTAGGTGTTACGCCAAGAGGACAGGGATTCTTAGCAAAATTCGAATACTTTGAACAAACACCATTTGTCATACTTGGCGCAAGTTGGTGTCCGTCAGTTTTACCGGAGTAATTATGGCTAATGATTTTGATCAACCACCTTTATACAGTCCAATTACTCGAGATGGGGATTTAATATCTGATATTTGGATAAATTTCATGTCGACTGAATACATGAATTTGATTGGGTATTTGACTCAATTTGGAATTTTGTTACCACAGGTAACAACCGTTCAACGAGATTCTCTAAATACGATCCAAAATGGACAGATGATATATAATACAACTTTAGGAACAGCGCAGTATTTCAAAGCAGGAGCGTGGGTTTCTTTCTAACTTCATAAGGATATGATGTTA